AACATCGCCCGATTGACCGACCGATGACCACACCGCTGTTTTTGTTGCGGTGCGTTCAGCTTGGTTTGTCAATGGGCGATTTGGATTTTTTGACCATTGGTTTGGTGAATGATATGTTCACCGAACGGGAGAATGACGAATACAAATATCATATGTTAGCGGATCAGAGTGACTTTGATAAATTTTGATAAGGGGGTGAGATTGTATGGCTAATCGAATCAAGGGCATCACCGTAGAAATCGGCGGCGATACCACCAAGCTGTCCAAGGCACTGGAAGGTGTCAACAAGGACATCAGGGGTACGCAGACGCAGCTGAAAGATGTCCAGAAACTGCTGAAACTCGACCCCACCAACACCGAACTCTTGTCCCAGAAGCACAAGCTGCTGGCAGATGCGGTGTCTGCCACCAAAGAAAAGCTGGAAGTACTGAAAACTGCGGCAGAACAGGCAAATACGGCTCTTGCAAATGGTGAAATTTCACAGCAGCAGTATGATGCTTTGCAGCGTGAGATCATCGAAACCGAAAACGAACTGAAACGCCTGACCACAGAAGCAAACAATTCTCACACCGCCTTGGAAAAGATGGGCGTTCTGGGTGAAACGCTGCAGTCCGCCGGAGACAAGATTTCCGGTGTGGGACAAAAGCTGCTGCCGGTCACTGCCGGTGTCACGGCTCTGGGAACCATTGCCGTGAAAACTGGTGCGGATTTCGATTCCGCCATGTCAAAGGTGGCAGCGGTGTCCGGTGCGACCGGTTCAGAGATGGATGCTCTCCGGGAAAAGGCTCGTGAAATGGGCAGTAAAACGAAGTTCTCTGCAAGTGAGGCTGCGGATGCTATGAACTACATGGCGATGGCAGGCTGGAAAACCAACGATATGCTCAGCGGTATCGAAGGTATCATGAATCTTGCTGCCGCTTCCGGCGAGGACTTGGCATCTACTTCAGACATTGTCACGGATGCTCTGACCGCTTTCGGCTTAACTGCTGCCGACAGCGGACACTTTGCGGATATTCTGGCAGCCGCAAGTTCCAACGCTAACACCAATGTCAGCATGATGGGTGAAACTTTCAAGTATGCTGCTCCGGTGCTGGGTTCTTTGGGATACTCTGCTGAAGACTCTGCCATTGCCATTGGGCTGATGGCAAACGCCGGTATCAAATCCTCACAGGCTGGTACCGCACTGCGTTCTGCCATCACCAATCTGGCAAAGCCGACCGATACGGTAGCATCTGCCATGGAACAGTACGGCATTTCTCTGACAGATAGTTCCGGCAAGATGTATTCTCTGCGGGAACTCATGGAACAACTCCGACAGAAATTGGGCGGACTTTCTGAGGCAGAACAGGCACAGGCGGCTGCCTCACTGTTTGGCAAAGAGGCGATGTCCGGTATGCTGGCGATCATCAACGGTTCCCCGGCGGACTTTGAAAAACTGTCCAATGCCATTGACACTTGTTCGGATACAGTGGACGGCTACAATGGCACAACTGAAAAAATGGCAGCGGTCATGCAGGATAACCTTGCCGGACAAGTAACCATCTTAAAGTCCCAGCTGGAAGAACTGGCAATCAGTTTTAGTGATATTCTGATGCCTACCATTCGCTCCATTGTTTCCCGTATTCAGGAACTGGTGGACAAGCTGAATCAACTGGATCCGCAGACCAAAGAAACCATTGCGAAAATTGCACTGGTGGCTGCTGCTCTGGGTCCGATGCTGGTGGTGCTTGGAAAGACCATCTCCAGTGTGGGAACCGTCTTTTCCGCAGTGTCCAAACTGCCTGCCCTTTTCTCGGCTGTGCAAGGTGGCATCGGAGCTATTACCGGAGCGTTGGGTGTGTCATTAGGTCCGCTGCTTGCCATCATCGCAGCTGTTGCCGCTTTGGTGGCTGCCTTTGTGCATCTCTGGAAAACCAATGACGAATTCAAAAGCAACATCATCGCTATCTGGGAACAGATCAAAAGCACCTTTACTGGATTGACACAGGGCATCACTGACCGGCTAAATGCTCTGGGATTCGACTTTGAGAGTTTCACCGATGTGCTGAAAGCGGCGTGGGACGGGCTGTGCAATCTGCTGGCTCCTATTTTTGAAGGCGTTTTTCAGAATATCTCCAACATCTTTTCAGAGTTTACTGGCGTTCTTCTGGGGCTGCTGGACGTTCTGATCGGTCTGTTTACTGGCGATTGGGAGCAGTGCTGGGACGGCATCAAGGGCATTTTTACGTCTATCTGGAATTTCGTTGTCAACACGTTTCGCAATATCATGAATACTCTGAAAGGCATTGCAGATGTGGTGCTGGGATGGTTCGGAACAAGCTGGAACGAAGTCTGGACTTCCATCAAAACATTTTTTGTGGACACATGGAACAGCATTGCTTCCTTTTTCACGGGAATTGTTACCGGAATCCGGGACTTTTTCGTTAACACTTGGACGTCTATTTCCAATACCTTCACCACCATTGTCACTGCCATTCAGACGGTGGCAACGACCGTATTTACAGCGATTCGGGATTTCTTCACCACGATTTTTACAGCGATCTACAACTTTTTCAGCACGATTTTCAATGCCATTTACAACGTGGTTTCTACGGTTTTTCAGGCAATTTATAACGTGATTACGACCGTTTGGAATGCCATTTACACCACCTTAGAACCGCTGATCACGGCATTTGGCTATCTGTTTCAGACGATTTTTGAAGCCATTCAGATCATTGTGGGCAGAGTGATGGATTGGATCTCGGAGAAGATCAATGCCATTTGGAATGCAATCGTGGCGTTTTTAACACCCATTTTAGAGGGTATCCGAACGACATTTGAAACCATCTGGAATGCCATCTCTACTACAATTTCCACGGTTTTGACAGCGATTCAAGATGTGGTGACTACGGTTTGGAATGCCGTATCAGGTTTCATTTCGTCTGTTTTGTCTGCAATCTGGAATGTGGTTTCTTCCATCTGGAACAGCATCTTCGGCACGATTTCCAGTGTGATGAATGCCATTTTTTCTGTGGTATCGTCTATCTGGAATCAGATTTCTTCTGCGGTTTCCAATGTTCTGAACGCTATCCGGTCGGTGGTATCTTCTGTCTGGAACAGCATCAAGAGTACAATTTCCAACGTGATGCAGAGCATTTCTTTTACGGTGTCCAGCATCTGGGACAACATCCGTTCTGCAGTTTCCGACAAAATCAGCGGCATCAAATCCAGCATTCAGAATGGATTCGATGCCGCTGTGGGATATATCAAGGGACTGGCTTCGGATGCCTGGAATTGGGGACGGGACATCATTCAGGGAATCATTGATGGCATTCAGAGTGCCATCGGCTGGCTGGCGGACTGCGTCACCAATGTTGCCGATACCATTCGGGATTTTCTGCACTTCTCTGTACCGGACAAAGGACCGCTAACAGACTATGAGAGCTGGATGCCGGACTTTATGAAAGGCCTGGCAGACGGCATCGACAAGAGCAAAAAGTATGTGGAAAAAGCGGTCGGTGGCGTTGCTCAGGCAATGCGGCTGACCATGGATTCTGATTTGAATTACAGCTTGAATGGTATTTATGGTGCTGTTGTTGACGGCAGTTCCGGTGGTACGGTCAATAACTACTATAATAACGACAACAGCCGGACAGTGAATCAGACCAATAATAGTCCGAAGGCACTGTCACGGCTGGAGATTTATCGGTTGACACGGAATGCGTTGAATGTGTAATGGGGGTGTGTGATGTATTTTTCTCTGGTTTTAGAAAATGAAAACGGTGAACGATTAGATATGACCACCACTGCCAACCAATACATGACCTCCAAAATCGAAGGTCTGAATCCGCCTGCCGGAACGATTTCCACTTCTTCTTACGCAGGCATGAACGGCAGCTACCTCAACAACGCTTTCATTGAAAAACGAAACGTAGTCATTTCCTTTGCCATGCGTGGCATCGGCATCGAGAAACGGCGGCATCAGCTGTATCATGTGGTCAAGCCGTCCCGATACATCAAGATCTGGTACAAGACGGCGAACATCGATGTCTATGCCGAGGGGTATGTAGAAACCTGCGAGGTGTCAAATTTCGAGCAGCAGATCAGCGGGCAGATCTCCATTCTCTGTCCGGATATTTACTGGTACAGCCGGGATATTTTCTATGCCTATTACAGCGGCATCACCGGAGCATTTCACTTTCCCTTTCCGGAGAACGATGCTCCGTTTCCTTTGGGCGTATATTCCAACAGCAACCTGTTTTCCATCACCAATGACGGGGATGAAACTGGATTCACACTGCGAATTGAGGCATTGCCCAGTGATATTCCGCAGGAAGTAGTGGCAGTGACACCGACCATCTACAACGAAAAGGGCGAATATCTGCAAATCAAAGGCGATATTCTGACCGGTGATGTCATTACGGTTACCACGAAAACCGGAAACAAGACCGTCACCTTGACCAGAAATGGCGTGGACAGCAACATCCTGAACCGGCTGGTTTCCGGTTCGACTTGGTTGACACTAAAAGAAGGCACAAATATCTTTCGGGTCGAGGCGGTTCGTGGTGTGAAAAAGCTGCGTGTGACTTTGATGCACCGCAATTCTTATCTGGGGGTATAGCTATGCAGTTGGAAATTTACAGCTTGACGGCTCTGAAAGACCACATTTCTGTTTCTTTGGAAGCCATCTGCGACAGCTATTCGTCGCTTTTGTGGGACATTGAGTTTTACCAGTGCGGCTGTTTTGAGGTGTATATCGCTGCCAGTCCGCAGAATGTGTCCATCTTTCAGCGTGGCAGAATTGTGGCAAGGAGCGATGATGCACAGCACTTCGGCATCATTGAATCTCTGCAATTGGAGACGGATGCCGAAAAGGGCGATTACCTGACAGTCACCGGACGGTTTCTTGCCTGCCTGCTGGAACGAAGAATCATCTATCCCACCATCACCGCAAACGGCAGCTATGAGGACATCGTCCGCAAGGTGCTGTCCCGCAATGTCATCTCTGCCGGAATCCGCAATCTGCCCGGTTTTTCCATGGGAACAGTATCCGGTGACTGCTGGCAGAACACCGCACGCATGCAGGTCAGCTATGACAATATTCTGGAATGGCTGTACAGCCTTTGTGAAACCATCGGCGGTTCGGCAAATGTGCGGCTGGATGGAAATGCCCTGAAATGCGACCTGTTTTCCGGAACAGACCGCAGTTTGTTGCAGGACGACAATCCCCACATCGTATTCTCTGATGCGTACAACAATCTGCTGTCGTTCTCCTATGCGGCAGACGATGCGGTGCAGAAAAACTTCGCCTATGTGCTGGGCTGCGGCGAAGGAAATGCCAGAAAACGCACGACATTCTGTTCTGGTACAGAGCCGACCTACCTTGATCGCTATGAGGTCTATGTAGACGAGCGAAACACGGCACAGGAAGAAGATGTGACCGATGCGGAATATCTGGAAATCTTGAAAAGCAGCGGTGCGGAACATCTGGTGCAGCCAAAAACGGCATCGGAATCTGCCATCGCTGCTTTTTCGACCCAGTATCAGTACAACAAGGATTATTTTGTGGGCGATTATGTAACCGTGGAACAGAAACGCTTTGGCTTGATTCAGCCTCGAATCCAGCTGATCGGCATGGTGGAGAGTTTCGACCAGAACGGCAGAAGTCTGACACCGACTTTCAAAGAAACGGAGTGATATTCATATGTCTTTTTCCTATG